AAGGGCTTTTAGGTAAATCAGATTTTTCAAGAGCTTGAGTAATTTGCATATCAAGCTCAGCTACAGCTTCTTCCTCAAGCTTAGCTAATTCAGCTTGCCGTCTTTCTTCTTCTAATTTTTTTTCATATTCTTCTTTTTCTTTTAGTTTTTTTTCTAGTTCTTCTATGCGCTTTTGCTCAGGACTTTTTTCTAACTCTTCCATTTCTTTGGCTAATACTTGGGTAGCTAAAGCCTTAACGTCTACGCCAATATCGGGGTGAGTTAAAATAGCTAATGGATTGGTTTTAATTTGTTCAATAAGTGCGGCAAACCCTTTTTTAATGTTAGCTGCTTCTTGAAACTTTTCATCAGCGGCTAAAGCTTTTTGAAGATATTTTTGAATTTCAGCATCATTGCTTAAATCCAATTCAACATCTTTAACTTTATTGTTTACTTTAAGTGAATATTTTTTTCTTAAAGCTTGTTCGGCCTTTTTTTCAGCCTCTTCTTTCTGTTTTTCCGCCTCTTGGGCACTTTCTTGTTGTTCTTGAGAGCCTTCTTGTTGTTCTTCTAGTTGCCCTTGTGATTCAAGAGCTTCTGATGGCATAGCATCAGACATCATTTCTTGTGACATATAATGTCTCCTTTCTGTTTAGTTGGATGTACCTTCAGTACGTACCGTCGTCGCTTGCTTAATTGCAAGTAGACCCTACTACATTATATGTTATTTTTTTTGTTCTTTTTTATTCATTTCATCAACCATAAATTTAAGGAAACTTCTATCTTGCGCTTGTATGGATTTAAGTTTTCTTATTTGTGCCATTTTTTTTAAAAATTTAGCTAATAATTCTTTTTTAATATTTTCATCAGATATATTAAGGTTATTAACTATTTCTCTTATTTTGTCTTCAGATAATTTTTCTAATTCATCTGGAGATATTATTTTATCAGGCTCAACAAGAATTTTTGTTTCTAATCCAGTAGGCTCTTTTTCAAAAGGAACGGCAACAGGCATCCCATATTGACCCTTTTTACTTATTTCTTTTGTAAAAGGTTCGTATTTTACAGTCTGGTCTCCTAGGCTTACAAAACCTCTTGGAGCATCGGGATTTTGTATTTCATATTGTTGCCTTTTAATTTGTTGAGAAGGCGTAATTTCTTTAGAATCCATGTACTCTTTTAATTTTTGTAAATTATTATCGGCGTATTTACCCGCACTTGTTGTTAAATTTTCATACCCTTCACGTAAACTTTGCGTAGCGCTGTCTAATGTATCTTGTATGGATTTTACAGCTCCTTTAGTCGGTTTTATAAAAAAACGATAATAAGGCGAATCTACCGGAAAACCATCATCAATTTTTTTTGAATCTTTGTCCATTTAAGTACCCTCGTTTTCTTTTTTTATTTTTCTGTAAACAATATTTTTGGGGTCAATTAGCTTATTTTTAATTCTTCTAAATTTAGAAGATAAATTTATTGAATCTTCTTCCTCTTGCGGCTCTTCATCAGCAATAAACTCTCCAGAAGGAGATAAAAACACCATACCTTTTGGAATTTCTACATTATTGTTAGTCGCATAATTTGGCACTAAATTATTTACAATAGATTCAATTTTTTTCTCAGATTCACTTGGTACATCATTAATTTTTGACGCAGCTTTTTCTATTCTCGAAAGATATTCTGCTTGTAATTTAGTTTTTGGATTTATTAATCTATCCATTAAAACTTTGGGATCTGAATAATGTCCCTGATTCCACGCAAAAGCTGCTAATCTTTCATCTCCGTACCGTTTAAGAACGTGATCTACTAATGTATCGACATATTTTTCATAAATATCAGGGTTTTGTTTTATAATTTCAGGTATTTGCTTTTTTGCGTCTTCTAAAGACATTTTTGCAATTTTTTTATCTAATTCGTCGCCAATACCTCGATTAATCCGCATTTTAGCGGCATCTTGAATAGTTAATGGCATTAACCCATATTCACCTATAGCCCTATCTCCAGCATGGATTCCAGTTTTAATCATTTTATGATTAAGATTTTTTCCGCCACTAGATTCTAGATGGCTAATAATTCTTTTAAAACGTTCTTGTTTTAATTCATCCATAGCCAGATTTCTCTTATAACAATATATGTTAATAGGGTAATTGAAATATAAAACCACCTTCCGTGGACAACACTAACCAATAGACGGTTTTTAAAATTATCTTTTTTTGCCGGCGTCGGTTTAAATATTATTTTTGCCACAAAGCTCCTTTAAAATTGCTACTGGAGGTTTCATATCGTAATTAGAATTAAGCATATATCCCATAACTTCTGAACAAAAATATCTATTTGGGTTTTCCCAAGCATTATTTTCAGGTATTTTAACATTAAATAGTTTAGAAAAAATCACCCATAACCCTAAATAAAAGGCCCCTATCCAATCATATTTTTTACCCTTTATACTTCTAAATAAATTTTTTATATCTTCGTATTCCCATTCAACAGAAGAAGGTATTTTAGCAACTTCATAATTTAATTCTAGCCATTTTTCATAAGACATAACTCTAACGCCATTTTCTAATGTAGATTCATGCACCCAACGATTATTTACTAAAATAGCAACATGGCTTGGAGTATTTTTAAATTCGGGATATAGATGTTTAGTACCCCAAGAAATTAATTTTGAGCCAATTAAATCTCTTTTAGAAAAAAGATAATAAACACTTACCTTCATTCCCACCCTCTACTTTGCAAAAACTGAGTTATTTCATTTATGCCAAAGTTAATTATATCTGCGTAAGCAGGGTAGTTATTAGCACAATTTTGCATAAATCCCCTAGCTGTTTTTAAAGCGCCAGTATCTAACAACATTTTAACTACTCCCATTCCGTTAAGAAGTTGAACTATATTAACTTCAGCTCCAGTTTGAGCTAAGATAAAATTTCTTTCACCCAACTTATCAACCAGTTTGTCAGATAACTCTCTTCCAAAAATTCTTTGTTGTCTTTGCTGATCTAAAGGGGGTACCGGCATCAAAACATTATTTACAAGTATCCAACCAACCTGGGGTTGAGGTGACATTCCTTCTATGTCTATGATAGCATCCCAATCTCTTATATGGTTTTGATACTCACTTGGCTCGATCTGGTCTATTAAATGAACTACATTATTTCTTATAAAGGCGTAAGTTTTCATTTTTACTCATCCTTTTTAGTTACTTCTAAGAATTCCACATCACCTCTTAATCTGGTGACGTTATCAAAAATACCTAGGTGGTTAACATAAATTCGTTCTCTATAGGTAATTCCAAGTCTTACTATTGTTGCTTGGATCATCAGAGTATCGCCGCCAAAGAAATCCAAGCTTCCAAGAGAAGCTAAGGTTGGGTTGGCATACCAATAAGAGTTGGTAAGTTGCGTGCCACTGATACTTGATAAAAAGGTTTCTGTCCAATTAGGAGGAGAAACCGAGTATATGTCAAATTGGCAACTAGTGGCATTTGCTATTGAATTAGTCTTTGGATCATATAAATAAGCAGCTATCTGGATGTTATTAAAAGTATCTTCATTAAACTTTGCAGCAAGCTTAACTACTTGAGAAGAGTTGCTCAGACTACTGTCAGGTCCAAACAAAAATTGCCACTCTTCGTTGTGGTTTTCGATGTAGCGGCTTGAGTGGTCAATTTTTAACCACTGAGCATCTTGAGTATGGTCATGGGCTACAAGTTTTTTAGATACTGGCATTATGTCCCCAATAGCGTAAATGCTCTAGTTGATACCCTGTTTTGCCCTGCTACCGAGATTGTAATTTTAGCTGTATAATGGGTTAAGTCAGTAAGTGGTCCTGCTGATACAGGAGTTATGTGAAAATATCCATTAGCGTCAGCAGTGATGCCAGATTGAGTTAACCCAGCTACAGGGTTTCCACCTGCATCGTATATCTGATAGCTTGCAGTGCCCAAGATAGAGCCACTAAGCAGTTGGTTGTTTTTTGTAGCCCAGAAAGTGGCTCTTAGTTGGTTAGAAGCATTTATCGAGAATACGGCTTTATTTTCAAAAACTTCAGGCTCGTTTCCAATTACTATATCTTCGGTAATCGGTGTTCCGTCCGCAGTAATAGTAACCTTAGCTACATACGCTTTTGTTGCATCGTAACCTGTAAACGCTGTAGGAGTTATGACAAAAAACCCATTTGAGTCGGCAGAAATATTAGATTGCGAGATAGACAATAAGTTTCCTTGAGCATCATAAAGTGTATATGAGCAAGTTCCTAAGCTTGTAGTCATCAAATTACCTTTTCTGGTAATCCAAAAAGAACCTGTTATCTGGTTAGAGTTATTTACATCGATAGCGCCGTTAATCTTATAAATTTTCTCTAAAGCTGGTACTGGAATAAAATTAACTCGATTTTCGCCATCGATACTGATAGTTATTTTAATACTATAAGTGTTGTTAATCCTATCTAAAAGGTTAGGTACAGCAGGAAATACATACTCACCTTGAGAATTTGGCGCAGGATTATTACCGCTCATACCAACTACAGCGTTACCAGCACTATCATAAACTTGGTAGCTTGCAGCTCCCATAACAGCGCCAGGAGAGATTGCCAAGCTTCCGTTTTTGTTTCCCCATGCCTTTAATATAAACTGGTTACTTCCATTTACGGCAAAAGAACCTTCTACGGTATAGGTATCGATAGACGTAAGGATACCTGTAGAGATAACGCTTAAGCTTACCGTGTTGTTATCCCTGTTATTAACGCCGTCTATAGCTCTAACACCTACATGATAGGTAGTTCCGTTCTGTAAAAAGGAGCCGTCAGGCAAAGTAAAGATATCGTATTGAAGTTTGTCTGTTATAGCTATAATGTTTGCTGTGTTAAATAAGTTCGTGTTGTTATTTGCTTTTATGTACACTTCGTATCTAATTGGCGGAGTCGGATCTGTCGCTGCCGGCCAACCTACTCGGATTTGACCTCTTGACTCTACGTCTATAAAGTTGATTCCAGCAAAAGTTGGCGGTATAAGATCAGTTATACACGCCTGACTTGTGCCTTGGTAAAAATTATTCTCAACTAAAAAATTAGGCATTTAAATCTCCAAATTCAATATATCAGTTTTCACGGAGGGATGGGCGCACATCCACGCCAGGAGGGCTTGTAAACGTATACCTAACCAATGTTCCAACAGTGTTAGGGATCGTACCCAATGCTAACCAAGTTGTTCCGTTATTTGTTGAGTATTGGAAATTTGATGCGTTTGCTACGGTGTTGTGGTTTACTAATAAAGTGCCGTTTAGATCGTACGCTCTATAGTAAAGAGTAGGCACTGGTCCAACATATGCCTTTTTAAGCCTAAATGCTGTTCTAGACGGTACATTGTTATCTGAAAAATCATCAGAAAATTCCCAATTATCTGAAATTTCGTTGTTAGATTGGATACCTAAGAAAAATTCAGTTAACTGAGCTGGAATTGCAGTTCCAATTTTTAAAGTATCAAACAATATCTTAAATTGAACTTGCGAACCAGTAGTAAAAGATGTTATATCTTCTGCAAAAGGAATAAGCTGCCAGCCGCCCGTTATAGTGTTAAAACCTGATGTACGATAGTACACTTTTAAGGCATTGGTATCTTTATAAAGCTTATTTGTACTTGCTAGATATTTATAAACTGCATCTGGCGTGTCTAATACTTTTGTTACGATATAACTATAGTCGAAAAAAGCATCTGATCTAACATCAGCGATAATAGTGCCTCTTTGGCCGACAGGAGCGTTGCTGGTGACGGCCAGCCAACCATTTCTCAAATCCAAAGAAGATACACCCGAAAATCTAAGATCAACAACCTCACTGCTCGTAGTTTCTCTGTATTTGTTTGAGTTTCCACCAAAAATTTTATCGATGTTGTTATTAACTACCTGTTTCATAACAAGTAGGTTTGTGTTGGTTAAATAAACAGCTCTATCTAGGGCGTTAGACCATGCGGCGTTTGCCAAGGTCGGGGCTGTAATCTCGTTTGCCGCACCAAGTAAGTTAGATGTAACTAGTGACGGCCAAGTTGTAGCACCTGAAGTAAGCTCTGATAGCCTACCTAGATACAAGTTGGTGGATGTTGCAAAAAAGGCGCAGTCGAATCCAGCGTTTGATGTGTGTTGAGGTGTCGCAAAATACTCCGAATTTAACGCTACAAGGGTTCCTGATAAGGCAGGTAAGTTTCCTGTTTTATGAACAAAAGCATCTCCTGTTGTACCAAAAGCTCTGCAAACATCAACGGTACCGCTCGTTGTTATGTTTATGACGGCTCCACCTGGAGTAGTGGATAACTGATAATCGTTTGCTGTGGGGTTTCTTACAAAATAAACCGTGTTGTTGGTTAGCCCAGCACCGCCTGATAAGTTTGTAAGGAAAATAGGATCGTTGTTGTTATATCCGTGTCCGTTTTGAGTTATCCTATCTGTTACGTCGTTGATGGTGTTTCCTGCCGTTATAGGACAGTTTAACGTTGCGTTGGTGGAGTAAACGTAATATTGATGCGTAGCTGCAACACCATTATGAACATAAACTCTGTTGTTAGCTGCGTCAATAATTGTTCCTGTTGCAGCGGTATTTAATTGGTTTGCCCCTATGTTGTTTGGGTCTTGTAAAAAATATGTAGCTTTTTGGTTTGAACCTGTTGCAAAAGGAAATAGCGTACCGGGAGCTAAAGGGGTGAAATCGGCCAAATCTACGTTGTTAACACAATACAATCCACCATTTACCAATACTGAACCAGTAACCGCTACATAAATCTTAAAACCAGTGTTACCGTTATCTATTACCTTAAACCCTCTGTAAACAGCGGTGGTTCCAGGCGTATCAGCAAGTTGCATCCTTATCATACCGACGTATGAAATATCTCCATTGTTGAGGTTAACCGTATGACAGGTTATGGTAGCTATAGAACCAACCTTTGCTGCGATATGGTAAAGTCTACCGTTAGGAGACAAAAAAGCCATTACTGGGGTAACCCCCGCCGTGTCTGTAAAAACATCCACGAATTTATTTAAAGAGGGACCTAAAGCCGTACTACCATCTACTATACGGTTTAATACTCGACCTTGTATCGTTGTTTTTGTTTGGTCATATGTACCGACAACTTGCGCTAAAAGATCCGCTTTTATAGACTTCATACAGTCTCCTTAAATAACAACCCAATTGACATTATCTCTGCGGTATTTATTTCCTACTAATGTATATGTTAATTGCTTAACCACAGATACGCCAGGGAAAGAAGGGCTTGTATACGTTATCGAAGTTATTCTTTGATTTTTATTACCGAAATCTGCGTAAGTTATAGTGGAGTTTCTATCTTTTGCATCTAATATAGCTTGGCGTATTGTATACACTACACCAAATTTATTACCAGTTGCTGTACCATCTTCACTACCCACTAATTGCACTGAATCCGGAGAAGAAGTAAAGGCATTTAAGTTTACTGTTAAGGGGTTTGATAAAGAGTTTTGTATATTTGTCAAAGTAGTGTTTGCGTTAGTAAGTAGTGTATTTGTTGTAGCTAATTGAGGCACACTAACACTATCTTGCGTACTATTTAAATCTCTTATGTTTTGAGCTTCTGTTAAATCAGCTTTTAATTGTAGTTCAGTAAGTAAATTATCTAACTTGGTCTCTACGTTTGGTGCGGCCACACTATCTGTTGTGACACTTAATTGTCTTATGTTTTGTGCTTCGTTTAAATCTGCTTTTAATTGTAATTCTGTTAATAAATTATCTAATTTTGTTTCTACGTTTGGAGCAGCTACACTATCTGTCAATACATTTAGAGGTCTTATGTTAGTTAACGCAGCAGAGTTTACTATATTTACATCTAACCCCTGTTTGCCAGAAACATTAGTGGACGTAATTAAATTAACTCCATCACCTAATCTTATGCTGTCATTTGTATGACTTATAGCTACTTCTAAACCGCCAGGCACTACTATAGTGGCCTGCGCATTTGTACGTAAACTTTGCGTGGCGGGGTCATGCACATCTCTTAAAATATTTTCCTGACTTAAATTACTAGTAGGAAATGGCATATACTCCCTTTATCCTTGCGGTATTGGTGAGTTAACTTGCATTGCTCCTTCAGGAAGTTCTGGCATATTAGGCATTTGTGGTTGACCTGGCTGCATAACATTAGGATCTACAACACCGCCTTCCGGAACAGCGCTCATATTAGGGTCCATCATTGTGTTTTCCGGATTAGGAGGCGTTCCATTAGCGGGCCCTAATGGCTGCTCTTGCATAATAGATAATAGTCCAGGATCTGTAGTGCGCAGCATTTCAACGTGCTCTAAAATATGATTAAGCACCATTTGAACTGCGGGGCTATTTGGGTCTCGCATATCAGGGTCATCCAATATAGCCTTATGCTTTCTAATGTGGTACATATGGCTGTCAGTAGCTAACACTGGTACATATTCACCACGAAGCATTTTTTCATTTTCACGTTTAACAAAATTATTTTGTCTTTGACTGTCCTCAATAAAACTAGAAAATTGACCAGTATTTAACACTGTAAAATAATCTTCTGGAGTTTTAATAATACCATATTGTAGTAATTCTGAGGCCATTTGCATTTTACCTGCCGTAGTCACGGCTATAGGATTGCCAATATCAACAATAACACGATCAATAGAAGCTAAATCATCGCCAGTAAATTCTGTTCTGACGTAAGAAAGGTTGCTTTCTCCCGCAATTAGTGCAATGCGGGGGACATCCGCAAAATCTCGTAGCAATTCAATAATACCCATTCCAATATCTTCTACCATAAACACATATTGGGTTTGCAACCCTGAAATAAATTGCAAAGCCATTGATTGCACTAAAGCCATAGCACTGCCAGACTTAATTGAAGCCTCTGGGTCCCCTCTTACTACAGAGTTCATTCCAGAAATAGTTTCCATTTTCTTTTCAATCATTTGAATAAAATTAAACACTTCGGCGGGGGTTTGTGTAAAATTAATTGGTTCTGGTTTTCCTTGGCCAGAATTTCCTTCAATAATATTTAATCCACCTTCTAATGCTTTAAGCTGTATATCAGCTCCTCTAGGTACATAAATATTTTGTACGCCAAATGTATGTTGGTTAGTGAGCACTGTGCTATAAAGAGCATTTAAAGCATCTTGTAGCGGCAGTAGGTCAAACATAGGGGTGTAACCAAAAGATGTGCCTAAAATATCACTAGGACTAATTCTATAAACAGGAAGCCTTCTATAAGGCATTGGCATATCTACAAGAATAATATCGGTGCTTAAAAATAGTAAATACCGCCCCTCTGGCATAGCCTCTGTTTTTTTATGAAAAAATTCGTATACTGGCACTTCATCAGACTCATGTTTAGACAACATATCGCCCATAGATCTATAATCTAAAAAATCTGTTTTTGTGGCCAGTTTTTCAATTTTTTCTTTATATTCTGGGTACTTAGCAGCTAAATCGTATTTATTTTTAAAAGAACGACAAAGCACCCATTCATGAGAATGGCTGCTTGATTTATTGGGATCAAACATTACATCAAAAGGTTCAAGATTTGAAAACTCAATATCCCCCTCATAAATTGGGGCTCCCGTCTCTGGGTGGTAGTCGTAAATATCCCCACTTGTAGCATTCCATTCCATTTTGACATAGCCAGTAGCTAATACCACAGCTTGTTTTACGGCATCATGAATATATTTTTCTACACGCTTCTGTCTTACATAATAATCCAATAATCCGTTAGCTAGATCTGTTTGTATAATAGATTTACTGTCGGAGTTAGATGCTCTAGCTCTAAAATTAAGTCTTACGTTTGTTATCATTGTGCACATTAGATCGGCAATGTTTCTATAATGGTTTACTGCCATTTGGGAAAATTCGCCCTGCTCACCGCCAAATGTAATAGTATGCCCCTCCCCATAATAAGCACCATGATAAGCCATCCAACTAGCTCTAATTTTATCATAATACCCATTGGTGTATAAATGCTTAAACCACATTTCAGATCTATTTAAAAGAATAGAAGCTGTTTCTTGTGCTGGCTTTGCCGCAAAATAATTCATGGTATTTACCTCTAAAATATATGTTAATTATCTTCTTCTAAAAGGATTAGTACGCCTTATCCTTTGAACTAAAGCGTGTTCAAACGGTGTTGTAGGTTGTTGGTAATTATGCTTAATTATCATATAATCACTAGATGAAAAATTATGATTTTCGGGGTACGGATTTTTGTTCATGTTAACATTTCTTACGAAGTATACTAAAGCATCTAGTGCATCATAATGCCCTTTATCAGGACTTTTTGAATAGCTAGTACGTTGTTTATTCCATGTAGCCCCTCTTAAATGCGAAATTAATGTCCTACATTTAGGATTAATTAGTATTTTTTTCCGCTTAAGTAGAATGCGCATATTATTAAGTTGAGCTAATTTATCATCTTTCATTGTAGGAGTAAAATGTAAGCCATGTTTTGCAGATAAATCATTTAATAAAATAATGTTATTATTATCTGCCACTCTTAATAATGGAGCTTTATACCCCCATAATTCTAACTCCTTATTTTGAATAGCGGAAGCTATTTCATCCGTCAACACTTTTCGATTAAATGCCAATTCATCTTGTATTACAATTGTAGCCGACATAAAATCGTAAAATCCAAATAATATTACAGTTAAATCATTACCACCTATATCCATAGAAACATAAGTATCAACTAATTCAGGGCGTATTACTTCTTTGACTATCTCACTTTCTAATTCACGAGTAAATTCAGGCACTACAGAATCTTCTTCAGATACTACAAGTTCAGCTAAATATTCACGTTTAAAATCTACTGTATCAAATCCACCTACTGATTCGGCAATATCATCTATTTCTTCTTTTGTTAGACGGGGGTTGTCAAAAATTGTTTTGCGAATATATGCGCCCGCTTCTTCAGCTCGTTTAATAAACCCAATAAATGGATGATCCATGCTTTTAGGCGGTGTAGACGCCATTATTATCTTACCCTTAGTCATTGTTGTAGTGGGCAGTAAAACTGAATTTACAACGTAATCTAAATCATCAATAAATCCAACTTCATCCAAGATACATAAATGAGCATTACCGCCCCGTATTCTATCAGCATTGCCATTATCTGTACCAGCTAATTGTATCTCACTACCGTTGTAAAATTTATATACATTTTCTTTAGTTTTGTATGTGGGGAGTACATCTTTAGGACAATCTACAGTTATTTCGTAAAATAACGGCCTAATATACGATGTCACCATCTGTCTGGTAGGCGCTACAAATTTAACAATACTATTTGGGTTTTTTAGACAAAATTCAATGGCGTATGTTAACAAAAAATATGACTTACCAATACGGCGGCTACTGCCTATAACAATTGTCTTTTCTTGTGTTTTATTTACAAAATTATATATTTCTAATTGATTTTTATCTAATTTCCAGCGTAGATTGCCTTGTCTCCATAGCAGGTTTATAGCCTGTCGTTTATCGACTTTAATATTTGCCATACACTTTATATGTTAAGCATATTGTGTAGCAAAAATAAGGCCAACTATTCGGATTGAGCAATATTTTCTAATTCTTCCTGAGATAAGGTTTGATAATCTACTGTATCAATTACTTGTGTAGCCTGCTCTCTAGCCAGTCGTAGATTTTTTACAAATAAATCTAATTTTTTAGCTTCTTCTAAAGTAAGTTCACGCCCCAAAGATTTAGAGCGTAATAATTCAATTTGCTCAATACAAATTAATTCTTCCGTTGACACTCTACCGTTAACTTTAGCTAATTTATTTTGCTGCAAAGCCGCTAATTGTGCTTTTAATTCCTCATTTTCCGCTTTTAATTTTTCTATAATACGGTTTTGTGTTTCGGCTACTTCTTTTACTTCCCTAACTTTTAAAGCTTTTTTGTAGGCTTTTTTAATTTCAGCTACGCCATCCATTAGAAAAACCTTTTTCCTTCAATGCCATTTTTAGCAGCATTTTTAACAGCAAGTCCAGAAACAACGTTTTTAATTTTTTCTAGTTCTTTCATCACTTCTTCAGATACGTCTGGTTTGGATTGCATATCCAACCATTTTTTATATCCTAAATATACAGAAAAAGCGACAAACACAACTGATTGCGCTATTTCCATTGAATGCAATGATCGAAGGGCTAATACCATTAAAATAGCCGTTAGCCAATCAATATTGGAAATCCATTTCTTCATAAATTCTCCATATCTTTGTTAGGTGTTTTATTTTGCGTGAAGACCTTTATTTTAATTATTGGGGCACACAGCCCATAGTCCATTGCTTTTATTCACCTACATTATATGTTAAATGTTGCCTAAAATATTTTTTGTGTAGTATAACAAAATATAGAAAAGGAGAAAAAATGCTTAAAAAAACATTAAATTTAATAAGTGGAGTATTATTGGGGGCTGTTATTGTGGTCGTTGCATTTAGTTTAAAAAATAAAACACCAAATGAAGAGATTATTAATACCCCTACAGTAAAAGAATTTGCGCAAAATAATACCCCACCTTCTTTAAACAAATTAGAAGTAAAGCGAATTGAACTTGATCCAAATCAAGTAATTATGTTTAATACTCAAGTAGATTATCAATCTGTGTCTTTAACAATTTCTAGATTAGATGAACTTACAGCTCAGGGGTATAATCATGTATACATTGTTTTAGATAGTCCTGGAGGTAGCGTTATAGACGGGGCAAATTTAATTGCTTACATGAAGGCATCTAAAATTCGTATTGACACAGTGTGCCAAGGAATTTGCGCTTCTATGGCTGCTCAAATTCACCAAGCTGGAAAAAAACGTTATATGACGGATAAATCTATTTTAATGTTCCACCCTGCGGCATTAAGAATTGGCGGAAAAGTAGAAGAAATGCTTAATCAAATTCTTACAATTAAAAAATACGTCGATAGATTGGACGCAGAAGTGGCTGCAAGAGCTGGTATTAAATATGAAGTTTTTAAACAAATGATAGTGTCTGAATTGTGGGTAGAAAGTGTTGATGCAGTTGAAATGGGATTTGCTGATAAAATTGTCTATCTATTTAATAAACCAAACACTAAACCTTTAACTTTTAGCTTTAATCTTAAAAAAGCCACTAATTCAAATAAAATAAATAATGTAAATGGATTAAGAGATTTGCGATAATGCGAAAATTACTAATTTTTTGTATAATTTTATTAAACATGGAAGTAAGCGCTGAAACAAAGGAGGCCGCGGCTGCTAGGACGGCAGTCGAGGCCGCCATTAGACAATTAGGATTGGACAGACAAGTAGAGGAAAAATTAATCAATCCTATTAAAAAAGAATTAGAGCCTTATGTTGGAAAATATGTACCTTTACTAACTATTGGAAAAATTATAGTAGAGCAAAAAGTGGAGGTAAAATGGGAATTTTAAAAGAAACGTTTTATCAAAAGGCTAAAGAATTAGCATTAGTACGTGAAGAATTAGAATATCGCCCTATGGATGAAAATTTAATTAATAAAGAAAAAAGTCTTGTTTTAGAGGTGAGTAAATTATACATGGATTATTTAAAACAGCTGTCTTCTATTAAAGATGTAGTGGGTAGAAAAGAATATAAAAAATTATTAAATGAGGCTTATAATATAGCTACAAAAGGAGTGGAGTATGTTAATTAAAGCAGCAGCAATTTTATTAGGATTAGCTGTAGCAGTAATGGTGGCTAAAATTGCATCACTGCCTACTGCTGATGTTGTGGCAGTGGCTGCATTTGCTATTTCTGTTTATTTATGGATAAATTTTTTATTATTAAAAGTAGTAGTGTTAAATGTTTTTCAATTTTTAATTAAAAAATACGGAAAAGAAAAAATTAGGGAGGTATTAAATGACCAAACAAGAAATGTTAGACAAGATTAATAAATTTATTTCAGATAAATATTCTAAACAAATATCCGAATTAAATAAATCTGTAGTAATTACAGAAGTAGTAGACAATAAAATATTAGCACCAGGATTTAAAATTACTTCTGGTGGTGGAGCTAAAATTGTAGGCGGTAAAGGCGAGCTTTCCCCACCGGCAAAATTAGAAGTTGGGATGGAATATCGAGACGCTATTAAACCAGTGTATAGAATAATTTTACCATTTGAAGAAATGGAAGTAGCTTGTAAAAATGAAAATTATTTAGCTCAATTAATAAATTTTACTTTAACTCAAGCTATTTCAAACTACGTTTATACTTTTGGACCGACAGATAAAATAAGATATGGGGAGGCCTATTTAAAACTTCCTTTTGTTGAAGACTATCAAGACGATTTTCTTTTAACATTGACAGGGGAATATGTAGAATGAGTGGCGGAATAAAACATGATAATGGCAAACCTAGAATTTCTTTAATACCTAGAGAAGCTTTAGAAGGGGCGGCAAAGGCTTTAACTTTTGGAGCTAACAAATACAACGCACACAATTTTAAAAAAGGTATTGAATATTCTAGACTTGTAGATGCTGTCATGAGACATCTTATTGCGTGGGTAGATGGGGAAGACAATGATCTTGAAAGTGGGCTATCTCATCTAGACCGCGCATTAGCAAGTTTATCTATGTTAAAATATATGGAAGTAAACAAAACAGAAATGGATGATAGGTATAAAAAGGAGATTAAATGAAAGAGAAACTTAAATCATTTTTTTTAGGAGTTGTTTTTGGAATTGTTGGATTGTTTCTATTTTTTAAGTATAATAAATCACAGATAGCAAAAAAAGCATTAGAGGAAGAAAAAGAAATAAAAGATCAAGTTAATAAAATTAAAACTGAAATAAAAAATGTTGACAATGAGATAAAAAAAGTGGACAATAAATTAAAAAATATATCGGAGGATGAATTATGGCATTTAAAGCGGTAATCATTTTTGCGCTATTACTTGCAAACGCAGCTAATGCTTGCGACTGGAAAACAATTACAAGAAATGAGGATGGAAGTTATCGCTATTCTATGCGTTGCCACATTGAAGTGGGTAAAAGTTTACAACGTTTAGAATTAACTGAAACAAAATTATCTCTTACTGAAAAGAAATTAGAGTATACTTTTGAGCAACTTAATTTAGAAACAAAAAGAGCAGATATGTTAAGTGACACTGTAAAACAATTAGACAGACGTGTCTCCTTTTTAGAGAAGGAGAAATATTTTTGGGCGGCAGGGGGTGTGCTTGCAACATTGCTTTTTGTTTATTTAGGTGGAAAGCTAAATGAAAATCAAAACAAATAAATCTGTTGATAAAGGAGGAGCAAATGCTAAAATTACAATTTAAAAAGCTAACCTTAATATGCTATTTACTTTTATTGTCACAAACTTATTGTTTTGCAAATGACTACAACATTGACTTTATTGGATCTAATGTTATTATTACTAGCAATAATTTAGATAAACCTATTGTGGTAAATGTAGACCATCTTCTTTTAAAGAACGGTGAGTTTGATGTAAATTTAGTTGTTCAAGAAGTGATGAACAGTTATAAGAGGGAGAAAAAGGATGCTACTAAAAGTAGAGACAACAATTTATAAAGGCGGGTCCTACCAATTAGTAGAAAATTTAGAGCCTTGTAAATTTAAAATATCTACAAATCAAACTAAAGCTAGTCTTAATCATTTTACTCAAGCGCTTTTTAGAACAGCTAAAAACTACAACCTACCTTTTGTCACAGCAAACATGGTGGGCAAACCCTTTTTTATCGTAACATTTAGGACCTTAGGGCTGCTCGATGGTCAAACAAGGGCTATGATTAATCCCCAACTTATTTGGTGCTCTGATGAAGGTCAATATGTTGAAGAGTGTTTTTATTTAAACGGAGAAGAAACCGTTATTAAAAATAGACCAAAAACAATAAAATTAACTTATATGAATAAATATCATAAAATAGGCACATATGAATTTTCAGGACGCTTTGCCGCCTATGTTATACAAGCTATTGAAGTAATGTATGGACTACCTCTTAACTATATTCCTCCTACCCCGTCAGAGGTGGCCGCCCGACTTAAAAAAATACACGGAGGATAATATGCGTGTTAAGGCTTTGTTAAAAAAAGACAACACTCCAGTGGAAGGATATTGGATTAACCATTTTGACGAGTGGGCTATTCTCACTGACCAAAAAGAAGTCATCTTAATTGATGACCTTAAGGATTACGACTGCTATCCATGGCTACCACATGACCACTTTTGCCAACCAAAAAACTTACCAAAAAATCTAGAAAATGTCATTTTTTGAAAATCGATGAAAAAAGATTACTACGAACCTCACACATTACAAAGCATAGAGCCTTTTCCTTTTATAGAAAAATTAACAACAGGAGGATGACATGAACAAACTATGCCCAGTTATTAAGGACAAAGAGACCGGTAAGGAATATGCCCTAGTGAACGGTAGGCTTTTAACGCAACAGGAGGCCTTAGAACAAAAGATTTATTTTGGCTATATAGATGTAGCCCCCCTTCCTGAAAAATCAATTATAAAAGAAATGTGTGTTGTATATGAGCACTCTAAATTAGAGCCCACAGGAGATATGACCACTGTATTTGTTATAGAAGAAGAAAAGCCGGAGATGCCCCCGCAAGAGCTAATGGAGAAAGCATTAAATGCGGCTGTAGAGTCGTCTAAACAATTTATTTTGACTATAAACGGGAAAGAAAGAGGAGAGAAGGATGAATAAGAAGTTAGAGAAGAAATTAAAGGATAGGCAGCCTACGTTTTTAGAAGAGGTGGCGGGACTTAATGTGCAACAGCTAGAAGAGAGGCTTTTAAACCTCGCTAAAGGCCGCCAGGACATCATAAATGCCCAAGAGGCGGATGAGGTATTGGCTGAGGCAAAAAACGCTGTAAAAGAGCTTTTAGCGCCTTATAGAGAGAGTTTGTCTCTTACCGATTTAAAAATGCGCTATTTGGCGGAGCTGATAAAGGAAAAGGGTGGTTATTAAGTGTTTTTAAAAAGAGGGGTGTGATTATGTAATGTCATCCATCTCCATAAAAAAAATCATACCCCCCCCTTCTTTTTCTTCCACTCTCCCCGCTCTCCCCCACTGCCGACACTTTTGACATTGCCAATAATCTTTACAAACTCCCCTAATTTACTTTTTTATCGAGCAATTTTAATTATTTACACTCACACCTCTACTCTTTTTTTATTTCTGCTAGCCAGTTTTTTGACACCTACATAGGTTTAAATCGAATTTAAGGGGGGCTTAAGCTTGGCGTGGCTTTGGCTATATAGTTTTGTGTCGGGTCGATAAAGACAGACACAAACAAATTGAAAGGAGGACCGCTATGAAAACTCTATATTTCAGCGCCATTCGACACGCCGAGGGGATCACGCTGATCCTAGAGGCCAGACCAGGGGCTAAGACCAGGTCAATACCGCTTGGGACCTTTAAAGACCTCGATCACGTCGATGAGGCTTGTAACAAATTTAAGATCATTATGTGGGGTATCGACACTCGCCACCCAGGTGATCTTAAATTCACCAGCCAGGATATCGATTTGGACCATCTACTGGTGTCGGATGCGGTTCGATACGACATTAAGGGAGCCTTTAAAGTCTATAAGAGGACCGACAACGGCTTAGTCTTAAAGGGCCAATTTGAGACAGAAGACGATGCCCAAGCCGCTATGGCGGCCTAGGTATACATATCGCCAAACCTACAGATAAAATAAAAACAACAAGAAAGGAGACACACACATGAAAAAACAAGAAATGTTACAAAAACTAGACAAAGAGTTGAAAAGACTATACCATAACGCCACACTACACGGGAAGCTTACTGTTGAGTCAGACTATGAGCGGGATCTATTTGACGAGACGTTCCAACTCGAATGTGAAGCGGCTATTGACTTTCTTAACGACGATTTGACTATACGCTACCCTATGCTGTCTGCTTACGGTCCCGTATGTCAATTTGGGCGTGGGGGACGGACACTAGCTTTTGAGGGTTTAGTGGGCAGTGACGGCTATCCCTTAGATGTAAGAATGTTATTTCATGATCGCTCAATTGCAGAGCTAGAGCAAATACTGACTGAACTAGCCCGCTTTAATCAAGAGGTGCGGGACTGGTGCCAAACTGCCCCTGACGCAATCCTATTATCACTTAGAAAAAAGTATAGGGACGAACTGGCACAAAATAAAGGCAAGAAACGCACCACTATTACAGTGTACCAATAGAAAGGAGACAGTCATGAACACATTCAATAACTTAAAGAGTAACCTATCAGATCAAGACATAGACGAGTTGGTGTCTATTATAGGACACCGCTGCCGTGAAAAGACTAGACGCCGTATCAGGGGCGCTCTTAAATACGGCGCATCTAGGATACCTATGGCTGGCATACTAGATAGGCTGACAAAGGAGCCATACGGCTGGCAATACTTTGCCGGACAGTCTTATCCGGATGAGATACGAGTAGTAAGACAGCTGATTCTTAATAAAAAATAAACAGTAACAAAGGAGAGATATATGCCCACACTTAACACTTTAAAAACACGACTGACACTGCAAGATGTCACAGAACTGACAAACATCTTGACATACCGATGCAGCCTATTGACTAGGCTTAGGATATGGGCTGTCCTTAGACATAAAGCGTCAAGACTGCCTAGCTCAAATATCTTCAACCGTCTTAAAAAGACACGTACTGGCTGGAGATATTATGCTAAACGATCATATCGGGATGAACTAAGACAATTAAGAAAACTTATCTTAAACATAAGAAAGGAGACAATATGAACGGGCTAAAAAAGCTGGCCTTGTTTGCACAAGGCTTTACAGATGATCCGACATATCTAGAGTGTGAACTAGACCTAGTAATAGGCGGGGACACATATAGGACTTATGCTATGACAGTGACAAATAGCCGTGTCATATTCCACTGTCCTGAAGTGACTATTGAATACGGGATAGAGTTTCAGGAAGACGGACCTGTAGCCAAGCTATATAATGTAACATAAGAAAGGAGACTAATATGAACACATTTAACGAACTAGTATCTGTCGCCCCTAGAGAGCTGTTATTTTATTGTGACGGGGCTACAGTGTCGTATGTTATAGACACATACGATGATAAGTCTGTATCCGTATTAAATGACGTAAACATAGACGAGTAGGAGTGTATATGTACACGGGCGGAGACTATCTAGAATACGTCAAGAAAGAATGTGAACGAAGAGAGATAGCGTTTAGAACACGAGTGTTTGTGGTTTTAGTACTGATAGTGGGGGTGTTTTTATGGGTGATAGGGTGATCGGCGCTGGGGGCTGTACCCTTCGCCCTTCAACTCCCCCAGCTTCCCATCCTGATTCCCTACTTAATAACCGCCACTTAAAACAGTATAACAACAAAAACAGGAGGCAAACTATGTATTTACTACGAATTAAAACTATCACTTACACATTCGAACAAATCTTTAAAACACGTAAAGAGGCTGAAAACATGGCTAAGACTATCTTATCACGGGATAAAGCTGTCGAATTCACTTTAAAAAGAATTGACGGGGGCTTTAGCCCCCTTCCCGTGTAAGACAGTCGGACGCCGCAAGCGGCTTACGTAATAAGCATATGTGTTTAAGTAATAGACGGCCATTAGGTGCTTTTAAGGAGAGTCATGGGTAGTGATCCAGTATCCGCCACGCTGGGGCGTGGTACAAGCAAGGTTAGCTCCCGAAAAACAGAGCAGCAAGGATGTGCTTCTTTCTTGGCCTCGCTTGTCCGGATGGCTGCCTTGATATGGGCCGAACTATTACAGGCATCCGTTCACTATTATATGTTAACGAGTAAGAGTTTTGTCAACAAAAAATTTGACAAGACGATAAATTTATGAAAAGATAGGTTGATATGGACAAAATAACCACCGTAACAATACAATTTAAAGGCAAGAAAAAAGGGGATAAAGATATAGGACTCTATAGCGAGCTTATTGAGCAGATTTTTGATAAAGATTACAAGCTGATTACTCCTGAAAACAGTAAAGAATACGAGCACAAAGCATGGAATATCATTGACAGTCTCGGATATACGGACGTATCTACTGGGACAATAAATGTCAGTCACGGCAGTGAGCCCTATCCTAAACAAAAACAATTTATTATGAGGAGTATTTTATGAGCGCATTAAAAATAGCTAGAACATGGGAAGTAAAGGAACAAGGAGACAAACGTAGCATCCAATTATACGATATAGACGGCCTTCCTTTAAAGGGTGAGGACTCTGTATGGGAAGGAGATTTTGATTGCTCTAAAAGGCAACTGACGTCTTTAAACGGGTGTCCAGCAGTGGTGACGGGAAGCTTTATCTGTTACAAAAATAAGCTCACTTCCCTAGAAGGAGCTCCTAAAGAAGTAGGGGATGACTTTTATTGTTACATGAATAATTTAGTCTCCCTTAAAGGATCGCCCCAGACGATAGTGGGAGCATTCGACTGTTCTTACAATTTTCTTAAGTCCCTTGAAGGCGGGCCTAAAAAAGTAGGCCTAAGTTTTTATTGTTACAACAATAAACTTACTTCTTTAATCGGAGCTCCTGAATGGGTAGGTGAGATATTTGATTGCTCTTTTAATGAGCTTACTTCCCTTAAAGGCATTCCTAAACTAGTAGAAAACTATTGTTTTTATCACAACAATAAGCTAAACTCTTTTTAAAATAAGGTGATTATTGTGATATAATATGATAGTAGAAAGGGATAAAATGAAAAATAATGTTTATATTTACAAACAAAACAGGTTTAAAGCAAATGTAATAGATGCTAAAACAATAATTAATAATTATGATAAAGATTATTTAAATAATCTTAGGCATTGCACTCCTGAAGAAATATTTAAAAAGTTTAGGGAATTAAATAGGGAACTAGAACAAATAATAAATAAATTTGAAGATTCAAAATATTGGGGGCTAAAATGAATAAAGCAGATTTTTTTAAAATGCTAGAGAGCATGGACTGGTATTATCACTACAGCGACGATATGAAAGTGTGGGATGCGGGAAGAAATGCCGAAAGCCGGATTAAAAAAATTGCCAGCGAAAATCCTATTTTAGCCAATATGTATAACGATTATGTTAACTATATTTTTAATAACGGAATTAAACCTGAAATTAGCAATTATGAAAACAAAAATAAATAAATATTTAAAAGGAGTAATTTAATGACAACACCATTTTTTTTATTATCTTTTGTTATTCCAGTTATGGTGATTGATACAGGATACAATCCTAGCATTGATACCAAGCATAAAATAATGTACGAAAAAACCGATCTTTATAATCACGGAACATTTGTAGTAAATACAATGCTTGAAGATGTGTGCTCTAACGTGGTAGTATATATGTGCGGGTATACACTAAATCTTACAGAAGATATAATGCTAGACTGCCTAAATAAAGCAGATCGTTGGGGAGTAAAGTACATTAATATATCTTATAGCGGGGTTACGAAACCTTCAGAAAAAGAAAAAAAATTGATTAAAAAGTTAGTTAACAAAGGTGTTAAGTTTACTATAGCGTCAGGCAATAATGGAATTGATTTAGATAAACAGCCTAAATATCCTCAAAATTATGCCAAAGAATTTAAAAACATTTATGTTGTTGGGGATAAAAACTTTAAAGCAGCAAATAGGGGAAGTTTTGTAATAGATAATTTGCCCGCCGTTTCTATCAAGTATAAAGGACGAGCTAAAGTAGGCACTTCATTTTCAGCCCCTAGATATATGAATAAACTATTAAAACAAGAATGTAATAATAATGGCGGTTAATATGAAAAAAAAGATTGAAATAATTTTATGGTTAATGCAATTTATAATAGTCGGCATTTTATTATTAAACCGAACTTTTGTAGTCACAAAGGAGTAATTTATGTATAGGTATTTAATTCCTTTATATTTATTTGCTTACTATTTATGCTTAGATAGAGTAGGCTTTATTTTTAAAGCATTATTTGTAATAGCCCTGGTTTGGTATGCTTTGGCAGTAATAAATTTTTTAAAGCTTGTTTTAATTAAAAAATATCCGCTAGAAAAAGCTTTTGCTCATACATATTGGAATTGCTATGGAAAATTCTAATTATAAAATAGCAGAGTTTTTAGCATATAATCATGAAGTGCTAAAAACAAAGCCAGAATTAGTGCTAGCTTATAGTAGAGCATTAATTTTAAATAAAGAAAAAGCTAAAGAGTTTATTTTAGAATCTCTAGAATATGTTCTTAGTCAATATTTTGATCCTATTGAAGTACGAAAAGCTTTTAAAAGCGACGAAGTACAAATTATAATACACAAATATTTTACAAAGGAGTGGGATTATGAGCACTAGAATAAGATACATTAAACACGGGGAAGGGGGTTTTGTTTCACTAAGAACATTTAAGGATAAGGATGGGGCCGATCTTCAAACTAGAATATACGCAGATGGCAAAAGCGGGTGTGTGATGTTTGCCCAAAGTGAAGTGCCAATATTTGAAGTAAAGGCTAGCAGTCCGCATAAAATGAAAATTAAATTAAAAAAGGTATTAGAAATATTAGGCGTAAATTTCGAACCTGAAAAAAGAAATAAAAATAATAATTAAAGAGACGTTTTATGACAATAAGCCAAGAACAAAAAAATAAAGTGTTTATGAAGCATTATAGCGCAATGTTAAAATTTTTAAAAAAAGCAAGTTTAAGTTGGGCAGTGTATGGTAATAATGAAGATGTGCTCCATTCATTTTTTTTACATTGGAGTAGGCAAAATATAACATTGATTGAAAATAAACAATTAGACGGTTTGTTATGGACGGCTTTAATTAATTATGCTAAAACAGTAAGAACACAATATTATAGAAGACTAAATTTAGAGTCTAAAATATATATGGAAAATTTATTTTACGAAGATTTAATTCAAGATTATGATATTAGATTGTTATTAGAAGATCTTTATAATGGCTTAAATAAAAAACATAAAAAACTATTTTTGCTTCTTTTAAATACAGAGTGGAATATAAAGGAAGCTTGCGAAGGTACGGGCATAAAATATAAAGCTTTTGCTGAAAGAATTAGAAGGGGCTTAATTCCTAAACTTAGGGAAATTGCGGGAGAATAGCCCCGATGATAGAATTTAAATTTGTAGAAACTTATAAAGGTTATGGAGTAGAATATAAAGGTGAAATAATTTATGACTGTAAAAACAAAACAAAAGGGTACGCTTGGGACGAAGCAGTGTCATATTGCTCAAGTTATTTAGGGAGTACGTTGACAGATTGCACATATAGAAAAATAAAAAATGTGAAATACAAAACAACGGCACCAACAAAAATAGATGCTTTAAAAGAATTAGAAGAAGCCTATCCCACGTTTGAAATTAGAATAAAAAATATAATTTTTTATTTAGACTGCACCGTCTATGAAATAGAATTATGGGGGAAGAAATGAAAGCTATAAAAATTACAAAAAATATGCTAAAAAATCCAGCAATTCTTTTAAAAAAAGCAGGTGCTGTTTATGAAAATCATGCTTTTCCAAGTTTTGTTTATATGAATAAAAGCGACTATTTGGAACTTAAAAAAAATTTAATTAAAGCTTTTAAAAAAGAATGTCCTTATACAATTAAAAGAAAAATTCAAGCTTCGGTAGAAATAATATTACTAAATCTTGGTCCTGTAAATCTTAAAAAAGGTATTGAAAAAGGATATCTTTTAGTTGATGATAAAGCTATTAATAATCAAATAGAATTTTTAAAGTTTAAACAAGAGTTGAAATAATATTTTAATCCAGTAGATAAAGCTTTACCTCATCCGCCTTGAATTAATATGATTTTATTAGCGCAGCAAAAAAGCTTAATATAATTTTTATATACGCATTGACATATTTGACTTTTCATATTATGTTAATTTTGGAGGTCGCACATGAAACTTTTTTATCTTTTAAGACATGAAGATGTCCATAACAATTCTGGAACAGGAGTGGTAGCTGAAGGAGTTATTTTTGATAACGGTCAAGCCGCCATGACTTGGCTAACAGATATAAGTACTGTTACTATTTTTTCTAAAATAGGGGATGTTAAAAAACTACATGGACACGAAGGCCGCACCGAAATTATAATTGAAAATGTTTGCAAAGACCGAAAAAAGTTTGAGATGTGTAGGGAGATGGCAAAGCTAAAAAAAGATATTAAAGATCATAAAAAAGAGGTCAATAATGGAAGAAGAAAAAAGTAACAAGTTGTTAAATTATATGCTACAAAATAAAAAAACATTAATAAATTATGCAATGAAGTTTGGTGCTAACGGTTGCGCAGCGAGGGCTGAAGATATTTATCAAGAAAGTTTAAGGTTTGTAACTACCATGATAAGTAATAACAAAGCTGACCCATCACCCGCAAGTCTTAAAACATACGCCATACAAATTGTAAAACATCGTGGCATGAATATGCATCGTACCGAAAAAAGATACGAATATGGAGATAATGATGATTATGATTTTAGTAATTTTGAATCGCTCGATTTTTTAGATATGGATAACAAAATAGATTTTAAAAAAATAATGAGTGTTGCAGGAAAAATACTATCTGAAAAGCAGTTTCAAGCTTTACTTATAACTATGGATAAAAAAGATAGACTGCCGGAAAAAATAAAAGCAAATAAAAGACACGCTATAATTAGGCTTAAGCAGTATTTTAGCAAATAAATTTTTGACTTAGTGACAATCTTAATAGTAGATTATACTAAAGGAGGTCAAGTGAGTATTCTAGATTATAGAATTCCTTATAAACCATTTGAATATCCTAAAGCTTACGAATATATGAAATTACAACAAAATAATTTTTGGTTACCGTCAGAAGTAAATATGTCTAAAGACATAGAAGATTGGAATAGAAATTTAACAGAAAGTGAAAGACTTATTATAGGGCAAATACTTAAATCTTTTGTTCAGTCTGAAACACATATATCGGATTATTGGAGTGGTAATGTAGCTAAATGGTTTCCAAAGCATGAGATAGTAGGGATGGCTCAAACTTTTGGAGCATTTGAATGTTTTGACGAAGAGACAGAATTACTAACATCTACAGGTTGGGTAAATGTTAAAAATATTACGGAAGATATGTTGTTAGCAAATTACGACATTACTACTAGAAAAATAACATTTGAAAAACCTATTAAAATTCATAAGTATAAATACAGTGGTAATATGCACCATTACCAATCTAAAAATACAGATATTATGGTAACCCCTAATCATAACTTAATTACTATACATCTGCAATCAAGAAAGGTGACAAAAAGAAAATCAGAGAAATCGAAACTGGGCAAAAATTATTTATACCCCGTGTCTGGAGTCGTAGAGGGTAATGAAACAATATCATTTATGGACAGGTTAATTATAGCTTTGCAAGCTGACGGTAGTATATTCGATGCTTGCCCCTCTTCCGTTAATTACAAAAGGAATGATTGTTGCGTCAATTTTAAAAAACAGAAAAAAATTGAAAGAATGGATTGGATTCTTTCTAACATAAAAGATATTAAATATAAAAGAAAAATGGAGAATGGGTACGTTAAATATAATATCCATTTACCAGAATATATTGATGTTGATTCTATTAAAAATTTGGATTATTTTGACATAACAAAAATAAACTCTACCCAAGCGCAAGAAATTTTAAAAGAAATATTGTTTTGGGACGGTTCCAAATGCACATATTACAACACTAATAAAAAAGCTATTGACAAAATACAAGCAATAGGTGTACTGTCGGGTAATATGTCAACACAAATAGGAATAAATAGAAAAGAAAATGAATTAGTTGGTAAAAAAAGACCGCAAGGAGGTGTGTTTACTAAATCAAAAACTTGTTACACACTAAACGTATCCAATTATCCATACACAACATACCCTTATCGAAAAGAAGTAGCTTATGATGGGTATGTATATTGCGTGTCGGTACCTTCTCAAAATGTAGTAAGCAGGAGAAACGGTAAGGTAGCTTTTACAGGAAATTCCATCCATGCTGAGGGGTATGACTATTTAAATGTCGAGCTAGGTCTAGAGGATTATGAAGCATTTTTAAAAGATGAAACTGCCATGGCAAAACTTGAAAGATTAAAAGAAATAAAAGGAGATTCTTTACAAGATAAAGCTAGATCATTAGCTATTTTTTCTGCTTGTACTGAAGGTACTTCTCTTTTTAGCTCATTTGTTATATTAGCAAACATGAGTAGGTTTGGATATATGAGAGGTGTGAAAAACATTATTGAGTGGTCACAGCGTGACGAAATGTTACACGCAGTGGCAGGGGCTTGGCTTTTTAGAACACTTGCTCAAGAATTCCCTAAAGTGATGACAAAAGAATTTAAAAAAGATATTTACGAAGCTATGAGGCTTACTGTAGAACTTGAAGATAATTTTATCGATAAGGCCTTTTCATTAGGGGAAATGAGGGGACTAGATCCTAAAGACATAAAAACTTTCATTAGACAAAGAGCTAACGAAATGCTTTTAGAATTAGGATTAAAAATAAATTGGAAAAATTTAGATCAAGAATCTTTGGAAAGAATGTCTTGGTTTTCCCAAATTAGCTATGGGATAAACAACACAGACTTCTTTTCAGCACGTGTAACAGATTATGCAAAAGTAAATTGGAAAATGGAGGATTTATTCTAATGGAACTAGAACAATTAAAAGCACACAATGAAGCACCTAAATTCTTAACAAAAGAAGGATTGCAAATTTTAAAATCAGGATATTTATTAGACAGCGAAACTCCTAGACAAGCGTACGAACGTGTAGCAAAAGCAATAGTATATTACGGAGGGTACAGTCAAGATATTTATGAAGATATTATGTTTGTCACTTACGAAAATCCTTGGCTTGGTTACTCTACACCCGTACTATCCAACTGCGGCACAGATAGAGGACTCCCAATATCTTGTTATATTATAGATGTGCAAGATAGTTTAAAAGGTATTATGGAAGAAGGTATTGGGGAAATGGCCGCCCTTTCAAAGGTTGGTGGTGGGGTTGGAGTAAATTTTAATAAAATAAGACCAAGAGGTAGCTTAATTCGTAATGGTGCAGGTGGAGTGAGTGAGGGTGTAGTACCTTTTGCTAAAGCGTATGATAGTGCTATTATGGCGGCAAAGCAGCCTAAAGTAAGACGTGGCAGTGCTTCCCTTAATCTTGATATCGAGCACACTGACTATTTAGAATTTGTAGACATCCGTCGTCCTGAAGGTGACGTTAATAGGCAATGTCTTACTATCAACCATAACGTTTCTATCTCCGATGAATTTATGAAGAAAGTAATAGCTGGGGATGAGGAAGCTCGTTATAAATGGTTTAAACTTATGAAAGCTCGAATCGAAGTAGGGGAGCCCTACATACTATTTACCGATGCAGTGAATAGAGCTAACCCTGAAGGGTATAAAAAGAGAGGCTTTAACAACATTAACTATTCAAATATCTGCCAAGAAATTGTGCAATATGCAGATGAGAATCACACAGTTACTTGTTGCCTGTCATCTTTAAACCTTGAAAAATATGATGAATGGAAAAATTGGAGATCCCCCCGCACAGGACTTAGCCTTCCTGAATTGGGTATTTACATTCTTGATGCTGTCATGGAAGAGTTTATTCAAAACGCAGATAAGTTTGATGGGATAAGAAAAGCAAAGAATGGGGCTATTAAAGGTCGATCATTGGGGTTAGGAGTCATGGGCTATCACGCTTACTTACAAAGCAAGATGCTCCCTTTTGATTCTTTTGAATCTTACAGAATAAATAATGAAATGTTTAAATTTATTAAAGAAGAAGCAGATAAAGCTTCAATGTGCTTAGCTAAGGAAAAAGGAGAGCCGGAGTGGTGCGAAGGCACAGGGTTTAGAAATGCCCATAGAATTGCTTTAGCCCCTACAAAAAGCAATTCGGTTATTTGTTCTGATACTTCTGCTTCTATTGAACCTTACACCGCAAACGCTTTTACGGAAAATTCAGCTAAAGGGACATTCATTAGAAAAAATAAATTTCTAAAACCAATTTTAGAAAACTTAGGATTAGATTTATATAAAGTGTGGGATAAGATTATAAGACAATATGATGGCAGTGTCCAATGGATTAAAGAGTTAAACGAGGATACAAAAAAAGTTTTTCTTACTGCTTATGAAATAAATCAAGAAGCCTTAGTAAGACAAGCTGCACAAAGACAAAAATATGTTTGCCAATCTCAAAGTTTAAATTTGTTTTTCCCACATACAGTAAATCCTAAATATTTTAGTAATGTGCATATTTTAGCATGGGAATTAGGATTAAAGACATTGTATTACTGTAAATCCACTAAAGCTAAAATTGAAACCTATGCAGATTGTGAGGCTTGTCACGGTTAATTCTTCAAATGATACATTGTAAAAAAACTTGAAAAAATTATGAAATGGTGTTTTAATGTATGTATAGGAGGTAATTATGAAAAATTTTAAAAAATTATTGTCAATTATAACTACCGCAATAGCAGGACTAGCTATTCCAATTTTATATCTATTTTCTAGCGGATGTTCTTCTGGCAAAAACGAAAATTTTCCACAACCATGTGCTAACTCTAAACTTGCAAAAGATTGGTTACCCCCTAGCGAAGACTATAGTACGGCTTTTTTTAGGCCGGATTGCACTTTTACTGTAGTTGGAAAATATAACCAAACAAATTCTGTTGTTAAAATAAATGGAACTTACGCGGATTTGACTCCCGGCGCGATTCAAGGAGAAGTTGTACTCACTATTATAACAGCAGAAATAGAAAATGCAATTATACAATATAATCCACCCGAAAAACACCATTATAGATATTTAATTGATAACAAAAAAAATGTTGTCTATTTTTACCATATAAAAAAACTATAATTATTATTTAATAAATTGAAACTTATATTAATTGAAGGATTTAACATGGCTAAATTTAAAAAAGGCGATAGAGTTAAAAGAAAAAATACTAATACGAATCAAGAAGAAAGCGGGACTATACAAGATATAAACGCTAAATATTTTTTTTGGGGAGCTGATGAGGATTATGTTATACTTTGGGATAATGGTACAACCGAAGTAATTTTTGCTCCTTTTGGAGATATGTATTTAGATTTTGAGGAAGAAAATTTTGAGCAATTAAATCTATTTAATTTAGATGGATATAATTTACCAACTGGAATTAACAATGTTATAAAAAAATGTAACCATAAATGGAAAACTTATGTAGGATTTACTGAGCAATATAAATATTGTGAATTATGTAATGAAATTAAAAAAAGTGTTGACTTCAAAATTTAAATCCTATAAAATATAAATTATAGGAGGGGGCTATGAAAAATAATCAAAAACAACAAAAAAATAAAATAATTAAAGCGCATGATAGGTTTGGTTTTAAGCATGATCCTGACGCATATATTATTAGCGTACATATCCAAAACATGATGGCAACTTTTGGAGAAGAGCGAACTTTGTTTATGATTAAGGAACTATTTTTTACAGATGCCCATAAAAATAACAATAAGAAAAAAGTATCCGGTTTAGAATAATAAAATTTAAAAAACAATGAAAACTAAATTAATTAAACAAAAAAATAATAGTTTAAAAATAAAAGAAGCTAAAAGAGCAGTAGATGAAATGAAGGAGCGATTTGTTTATGTTCCTTGGGAAGTTTATAGATTAATTGGAATTGACAAGAAAATTCAAATTTATGGCGATGAAGCCAGCTTATCTAAAAATTGTGATTTTGGAAATTTAGAAGAACTAAGATCAGCAATTCAATGGCTTGCCTATCAATTTGGCGGCAAAGTAAAGTGGGAAAATAAAAATAATAAGGAAGGTGTATAATGGATAGTAAAACATATAAAGAATGGGCTTTAACTAAAGATCGAAAAGACTACACCAAAGTAGCCGAAAGAATTAATACAGGCACAACAGGAAGCCTGCTGCATGGTGGGCTTGGAATTTCAGGCGAAGCGGGCGAATTACTCGATGCAATTAAAAAACACGTTATGTATGGAAAAGAACTTGATAAGGCAAACGTTTTAGAAGAGCTTGGGGATATCTGCTGGTATATGGCTATTGTTTTAGAAGCAGTCGGGTCTTCGTTTGAGGAAATTATGCAACTTAATAAAGATAAATTAGAGCGACGTTACCCAGATGGGTTTACAGAAAATTTGGCAAAGTTAAGATTGGATAAACAAGAGAATAAATAAACTTAAAATATAAAGGCTGTTAAACTAAAACGTTAAAGAGAAGACGTAACATATGGGAGTTATGAGAATACTTAAACTTAACCACGAGGCACTTAAAACTAGATGCCTGCCAGTAACTAAGTTTAATGATTTGATTAAACTAAGGCTAGACATTATGTGGGAAACTATGGAAGAAAAAGGTGGTATTGGTTTAGCAGCCAATCAGATCGGTTTTTTTAACAAAATGTTTGTGATGAAAGGTAAGGACGGTAAACGCTACGACATTATAAATCCAGAAATTGTGACAAAAAGCGAAAACATTTTAAGAATTGAAGAAGGCTGCTTAAGCCTACCCATGGTCAGCATTGATACAGGTGTAAGAAGTCAGGAGATAGCGGTTAAGTTTTATGATAGAAATGGGAAGAAAATTTTTAAAGTTTTTACAGACATCGACGCTGTTTGCTTTCAACATGAGATGGAGCATCTAGAAGGAAAAAACTTTTTGGACCATATTAATAGGGCTGAACGCCGTAAAATATTGAAGAAGTATGCCTGACCTTTATAAAGATATTGTACAAAAAATTGTTGACAACACAATTAAACTGGAGGAAACTAAAATTGACATAAATTCTAACTAAAGAGGAGAAGAAAAAATGATAGTAAAAAATTTTGAATTGCCGCAAAAAAGTAAAAAATACATATTGCAAATGATGGGACCTAAACCCGAACAGCACCATCATAAATTTTTAAATTGGGTATTAAAAGCCCTTCCAAATAAAAACTGGCAAACTTGGGCAGCTAGACATTACAAGAATAAACCTGAAGATTTTACCCCAGAAGTTAAACAAGAATTAGAACACTTCGGTGGTTCTACCCATATTCCGGAAGTGGCAAAAGTAAGATTTGACAAACAGCATGACCTACATACTGGAATAAAAATGTTCCAACAAGCTTATGACCAATATAATAACAGAATTAAAAATAATAAAAATCTTGTTAAGCTTTCAAAGGAAATTACCAAGATAATCGAAGGAGCTAAGCCCAATAGACATTGGTTTGATTTGGGAGTTGGTGCTTGTGAAGACGAAGGCAAGGCAATGGGACATTGCGGGAACGTTCCGTCCAGAGTAGAGGGTGACAAGTTACTATCTCTTAGAACAAAACACAAAATTAAAAATCAAATTTACCATGAACCACATTTAACTTTTGTAGTTAATAACGGATTCTTGGGGGAAATGAAAGGAAGAGGAAATACCAAGCCTTC